TTGCCTTTTTAGGAAACACCTTCGGACCATTGCGGGACTTGAGCGTGCAGATAAAGGAAGATGGGGAAGGACGGCAATATGACCCAGACTGACTTTATGAGTAATCCCGATCTCTGCACCTCGGCGATCCTCCAGGATCTGATCCAGGCGGCCCAGCAGTCTATGACGGCGGGGAAGTTCTTGGCTTCAGATGAGGTGGCGATCACGGAGGCACTGTCTTCCGGGAAGTTGGAGTTCTATTTTATATTGGATTATCTCAAGATTCCTCTTCCGGAGGTCTTTGTGATAGGGTTGAAGCAGTCCTGGTTCCATCATTGCAGTTTGAGTGAATGGAACTCCGGGGATCTTCCTGTCGACTGGCAGGAGGACGTGATCATCAACGTGCCGGATGAACGGATGCGGGAGCAGGTCATCCAGATCATCCAGAAGGAAGATCGAGGGATCGATTATGAGCGTTACGAAGAGTAGGCAAATGGGGAAGACCATCTCCGCCAGTCTTTATCACGGCATCCACGACGCCCAGACATATCTCCAAGTGGAGTATCTGAACGACCCAGAGAGATGCAATAAAATCGTCTGTGAAGAAATCATCAAGGCCGTGCGCCACCATCTGACGGTGGGCGATGGTTTTGCCTTTCTTCAAGTTCCATATGATGGTCTTTCGGATGAGGCCATTCTCTCCTATCTCCTGAAGGGCGTCGTCCATTTTCACGATCTGCAGCGCCCATCTCTTAATCACATCCGGTCGGTAACGCCCTTTCAGTGGTATCTGCCGTTCTTCGTCGTGATCCAGAAGCAGATGAGATTGGAGAAGAGTTTTGAAGAATAGGAAACTCAAGATCAAGTGGATTGCTGATCCGCCGGAGAACCAGAACCTTCACGGATTCAAGGTGGGATGGTCGCTCTCCTCTTCTCTTGGTAAGGAGATTGCAGATCACCAGCGGCGGCACGAGCAAAAGGTCAAGCTGCAGGCGGACTTCTTAAACGATCCCAAGAGATGTACGAAGTGGGCCGCCCAAGAAGTCATAAAGTGGGCCCGACAACATTTTGAATCCAACGCCATCATTGCAATGCCGAGTTATTCTGAACATTGGCAGACCAGGGACGATGTGATCCTCCAAATGCTTTTGGACGGGATCATCTACTTCAAGGACTTCCTGCCGCGAGATAAGCACTTCATCAAGGTGATTAAGCAGCAGGAAGAGGTCGATAGGAAAAGCAAGTATGGTTCATTGGTACAGGAACAGATCGACGGCTCATTGGAGAATAAAGATGTTGAAGATCGTTGAGGGCGACCTCCTGACTACTGATCGTCTGATTATTGCTCATCAATGCAACTGCGTGAGCCGGGGCGCGAAGGGGCTGGCCCAGCAGCTCTTCCAGAGGTGGCCGTGGGCGAACGTATACGATCCGAAGATCTGCCCAAGGAATCATCGACAGCCTGGTCAGATCTTCATCTGTAAGCAGCCGAAGAAGGACGTAAAGCCCGAGTTCGTCGTCGCCCTCTTTGCCCAGGTCAATCCTGGTGGGCCGGTCGCTTATGCTTCTACCGGCCTATTGATCGACGATCGGGAGAACAGATTATTGTGGTTTCAGAAATGTCTTGGTCACCTCTATGGCGTCGGGGGTGGAGAGGTTGCGATGCCCTGGGGGATCGGCTGTGGGCTGGCTGGTGGAAACTGGGCAGATTATGAAGGCGAGCTTATTGAGTTCGCCAAGCATTGTGACGTTTATCTCTACAGAAAATAGGCTTGCTCTCCCTTAAAAGCAAAAATAATTTGGACCATTGAAAAGGAGGGCATAAGATGCCTGGCTTCACGATTGTGGGTGGCGAAAACGATGGTGGGCAGATGGTGCGCAACACGGTTGAGACGCGCCGAAACCACAGATGGCGCTGGACTTCACTGGGTGGCGGTACGCTCGGCCCCGATGTTCTCATTCTGCTCCAGAAGTGCCAACGGCCCAAGTTCGTCAATGAAGAACCTGTGATGCACCACAACCAGGAGCAGGCTTACTTCATCGGCAAGCAGTCCTGGGAACCGATGGAAATGACGTGGTACGACGCTGAGCAGTCACCCGACTGCAGCAAGGCAATCTGGGAGTGGTTGAAGGTTGGTAATCTGTTGGATGCCGCCGACGTTTCTCTTCCGACGACATATAAAAAGGAAGGTCTATTGGAGATGGTCAGTGGGGTGGGCGGGCGGGCGACGGAAACCTGGAGAATCCTTGGTGCTTGGCCGAAGGAAGTGAATTACTCGGACAATGATTACACCAACACGGACATCGCCACAATTACGGTCAGAATGCGCTATGACAGGGCTGTGAGGCAACAATAACTAAATTCAGAAGAGTAAAATCAGAAGATTCATCCAAAAATCATTTCCGTAAATATATCTTGGAGATCTTCGTATGCCTGGATTCAAGATTGATAAAGAAGGTGGGGATGGTCCGGTCAATACAGAAGAGACGCACCGCATCCACCGCTGGTCCTTTGAATGGACTGCATTGGGTAAAGAAGTTTGGGATTTTGCCCTTTCCTGCACTCGCCCGGTGATGGACATTGATACAGTTACCATTCATCACCGTCAGAACGAGGTTTATCTTCCTGGTAAGCACAAGTGGTTGCCGATCAGATTGACGCTCTATACCAAGCAAAAGGATACGTTGAAGAAGTTGGGTGAACTGCGTAAGAAGACCGTCGATCCCGAGACTATGAAGAATAAATCCTTTCAATCCAGCGCGGTCTCTTTATTGTCGATCTACGCCCTTGATGGTAAAGGCAGCAAAATCTGGGTCTGGGAGTTGAATGGGGCCTGGGTTCAGAAGATCGAACACCCTGCGTTCAATTATGAGAACAGCGATCTTGCCACCGTGGACGTGTCCGTGGTCTATGATTGGGCAAGGGAAATGGAGCAAAGCTAATGCCCGGATTCTACGTGGAAGAGGCTCGATCGGCGGCTCAAAAGGTCCACCTTCAACATTATTGGGTGGCCTTGAACATTGGGCCCATCAATCCCATCACGGGGAAGTTTCTCCTCCAAGACGTTACGCTGCCCAGTTTTGAAACCGAGCCACATCTCCAGAACGGTGCTTCCTTGACCTACAAGTATGCCTCTTTCGTCAAGTATTCCGACGCCACCATCACCTTTTATGACACCACAGGATTGATGGCGAAGTTGGAGGCTTGGCGGAAGAAGATTTGGACGCCAGACGCCGGCCTCAGTCCGAAGAAGACTTACGCAGAGAATACGGTGATTATGCAGCAGGATGGTGAAGGTACGCCGACCGTCACCTATGAGTTGTTCAACACTTGGCCGCTCAAGATTGATCAGGGCCCGCTTACCTATACGAAGAGCGAATCTCGAATCATCACGCTCACGTTGGCTTGTGATTATATGGTTGCCACAGGTTGATCTTCTTTATTTCTTTGATGTACATATTATTTAAAGGAGAACAAGAAAATGTCTGAGAACCTGCTCAAGCCCGATCCCGTCCCGTCCGTTCCCGTCACCACCGACTTTGGCTTCGACAAGATGACCAAGAAGGTGGATACCAGTGGCCTGACCAACGACAAGCTCTTTGAGGCCATCCTCAAGAATGATGACGTCCTCCCCTGGGGGCCGGCCTATCTGCCCTCCAAGGGCCTCCTCTACGGCCCGGACAGTCCCGTCCCGACTCCGTCCATCCCGGACGGCCTCGTGCAGGTCCGCCCGATGGGCTTGGACGTGGAAAAGCTCCAGGCCACGGCCCGCTATTCCGGCAAGTTCGTGGACCTGATGATCGACAAGTGCGTCCAGCTTCCCGAGGGCTTCAATCAGCTCGACCTCCTTTCCGGCGACCGCCTCTTCCTCCTCTTCTACATCCGGGGTGTGACCTACGGCAATAAGTATCAGTTCTCCCTGAAGTGCCCGGCCTGTGACGTGACCACCATCCACGACTATGACCTCAACGAGCTGGGTCGAACCATCAAGGCCGCCGAGGGCATTGAGCGAGAACCCTTCAGGATCGTCCTGCCCTTCCTGTCCGAGCAAAATGGGCGAGAGGTCTGGGTCAAGGCCCGCTTTGAGCGCGGCCGGGACCTGGAGGTCCTCAACCGGCGAGCTTCTTTTAGGAAGCGCGTC